GATGATCGCGTCGATTGTCGCGGAGTCGATGCCCGACTCTTCGAGCTTCTTTTTGTAGGTGTCCCACATCGGCCCGAAGGCCTGGACCGCGGCGGCGACGCCATCGGTCGCGACCTTTGACTGCCACACGTTGAGAAAGATCTGGGCCTGGTCGGCGGCCGTCTTCTCGTCGATGAGCTTCAGGCCGCCCAGGCCGCCCAGGAGGTCGACCGATTCGTTCGTCAGTGCGCTGACCTGGTCCGCGATTTCGGGGATTTCCTGGCCTATGGCTCGCGCCTGCGCTGCGAGCCCGCCCATGCTGGCCTGCGCTGCGACGCTCCCCGCTTCCGCTTCGTCGGCCAGCCTGCTAAAGGCATCGCCCAGCGCTTCGATGCCCTCCTCCGCAGGGATCGCCCCGTTGTCAATCCCGCGCAAGAGATCTGCCATCTCTTTAGCGAACGAGACCGCGCTGTCGCCGCTCTCGTCCATCGCGTCGCCGATGTGGAGCAGCGCCGCCGAAGCGTTGCTGACGCCAAGACCCTTGGCCGTCTCCTCGATCGCCTTCGCTAGCTCGTCGGAGATGCCAGTCCCAAGGACCAGCCCCGCCTCATGCCCGACCTTTTCCCAGCTCGGCGAACTGAACAGCGAGCCGACCGTCTTGATGATCGAGGTCACGCCCTCGATGCCGCTCTTGACCATGCCCACGACGTCGCCCGTCGCCATGGATGCGGCGAAGTCAGCAGCGGAACCAGCCACGTTCTGCAGCCCGCCGACGAGCTTGCCGAGGCTGGAGTCCGCAGAGACGCCGAGCGCCCCGAGCGCCCCGCCCACCGCGCCGAGGATGCCCGTCACCACGCTCAAGGTGTCGGCCAGAGCCAACAACGACTGACGGTGCGCCTCCGCGGCAAGGCGCGCACGCTCCTCGGCGGCAGCCTTCTCCGCGAGTGCGCGCTCGAGCTCTTGTGCCCGCCCTTCGGCCTCTTTCATGGCCTCGGCCGAGACCTTGATCGGCTCCGGCCAGGCGGTGAGCTTGTCCACCTCCGCCGACACGCCGGCGAGGCCCTGCGCGAGCGTGTTCGTCCCCTCGGTCCCGACCTCGCGCAGCTGTGCCTCCAGCTCGAATGCGGCCACCTCCGAGGCGATGAGCTGCTTTTCGAGTGCCTGGTAGGCCTTCTCGGCCGCGTCGACCTCGGCCTTCCCCTTGAAGCCGGCTCCCGTCGGCTTGTCGGTACCGACGCTCCCCGTCCCGCTCAACCCGCTGCCGACCCCGACCTTGCTTCCGACCTGTGCGCCGATGCCCTTGCCGAACTCGAAAAGGGTGTTCATTCCGGGAATCACGCTGAGCAGCTGCTCCCGGAAGCTCGGCAGCTTGGCCTCGATCAGGCTAAGCACTTCCAACACCGGCCCGAACGCCGCGGCGAGGCCGCGGATCCCCTGCGCTCCCGCGCTTCCGAGGTTCACCGCCATCTGGAGCAGCTCGCCCAGGGGCGCCCGGTTCTCGTTCACGAAGCGCGACATCTCCGCGACCGCGCTCGTCAGGCCATCGATCGCGTTCTGCGCCTGACCGCCGTCAACGATCACCGCGGCCAGGCTGTTCTTGAACCCGTCCCAGGCCATGCCCAGGACGGCGAGCTTGTCGTCGAGATCGTCCGCGGCTGCCACGGTGTCCTTGCCGAGGACGACGCCCAGCCGGTGGGCCTCCGCGGCGAGAGCGGCCATGTTGCTCTTGAGGAGGGGCAGCATCGCCGCTCCGCCCTTCCCGAAGATCTCCATCGACGCGGCCGCCTGCTGGGTCTGGTCGGGCAACTGCGCGATCGCGGCGCCGATCTCTCGGAACTGCTCCTCGGGAGACAGCGCACGCAGATGCTCCATCGAAAGACCGAGGCGCTCGAAGACGGAGTCCCCCTGCGCCAGGTTCTTCTGCATGATCGACGCGGAGGTGCTGATCGTGTCCAGGCTGACGCCGACGAGGTTCCCTGCGAAGTCGAGCTCTTGGAGGGCGGTGGTGCTGAATCCCGTCTTGGCCGACAGGTCCTCGAGGTCGGACCCCAACTTCGCGAGGTTGCCCACGGCCTCGACGGCCGCGGCGCCGGCGTCTTTGAGCGCGCCCGTCAGAGCACTGGCGGCCGCTGCGCCGACGCTGAATCCGGCTCCGATTCCGAAGCCGGCCATGATCGTCTTGCCGAAGGAGTCGAGCTGGCCCTTGGCCTTCTGGATGCCCTTCTCGAACCCGCTCGGATCCGCGATCAGGCGATAGCGGACCTCTCCTCGCGCCACTTACTTCACTCCTCGTGCTTGCGCGCGCGCCCGCGCCGAGCCTTCTCGATATCCGGGTTTGGCTCGTAGCCGCACGCTCTCATCCGGTCGGTGATCTTCTTGACCCGCACCTTGCTGTCGAGCATCGAGCGGACCCAGAACACACATTCGGCCGCAACCTCCATCTGCCGACTCTGTCGCCACCAGTACCCGTCCCAGAGGGCCCTGATCTCCGCCGGCGTCATCGCGCGCCACTCTCGGGGCGAGAGCCCCAGGCGCGACGCCATGAGCGCGAGCTCGGAACGCAGCTCCTCTACAGAGAGTCCGCCGGCCTCACCGCGGCCGCGGGCTCTGGCCCTTTTCCCCCCTCACCGGACTCCTCTTGTTCGGCGAGCGTCGAGATGTCCACGACGTAACCCAGGACCCCCTGCTCGAGGACAGCCGCGGCCGCCGGCGCAGTCAGTAGGGCGATGTGCCGCCGCGCGGTCAGGTGCTCCTTGATCCAGCCCTTGACCTTCATGACTGACAGCGTCGGCGACTCGTGCCTGAGCCCAGCCCAGAGAATGGTGGCCTGAACCTCGAAAGACCCGCCGCCGGACGAATCGAAGAAGCCATTGCGCTGCATGAGCTGACGCAGATTCCCCGGCTGCCCCTCGTAGGGGAAGCTCCGCTCGACGGCTTCGCGGTCGTCGGCCGTGTAGACCAGGCGCCGATCCTTCCCGCCGATGTTGATGAAATAGTCCTTCACCAGCTCTTCCTCCGCTTCAAAGGTTGGGACGGCATTCGGGATAGACCCGCTCCGGGGGCGCCCGTCCGTTGCGAACGGGCCAAGCCGCGCGTCTGTCCGACTCGGGCGGTGGCGGGCGGCCTTTGCCCACCGTAGAAAGCGATCTCGATCGCCACCGCCAGGGGGCCGGGAGTGGCGTTGCTACGCCGCCCCAGGCCCCGTTTCCGTCAGGTCGAGGTCTCTAGGCGAAGGTGCCCTCCGCGACCGCTCCGTCGGCCACCAGCTCTGCCGTGAACTTGATGACGTCCTCCTCGCTGAAGCTCACCTCGAGGCTCGACAGCCGCGACTCCCCGGACAGCTTTCGCTTGCCGGTCGTTCCGCCTTCCGGCCCGTACTCGTAGCTCGAGGAGGCGGCCAGGCCGTACAGCCCGCACAGGTGGCGGTACGTGCCCGCCGAGCCGTAGGTGAATCCACGGCGCCCGAACGCCACGACGAAGGTGAGCGAGAAGGTACCGGTCGAGGTCGCCCGGACGTAGCGATCGACCGTCCCGGAGACGGCGATCCTTTGCTTGGTGACGCCCGCCGCCGCGGTGAAGGTGATCAGGTCCGTCCAAATGCTGTTGTCGGGCGAGTGCTGGATCTTGATGACCGCGGAGCCGCTGACGAAGGCCGTGACGTGCAGATGCCCCACGCCGCCTTGGGTCGTCCCTGCCGTCTCGTCCACGGAAGCGTAGTTGCCGGCCACCGTCTCCGCCGTCAGGTCGTGCAGCGCGACGCCCAGGTCGATCTGGTCGTCTGCCTCGAACTCGGCCGAGACGGTGACCAGGTCCTCGACAGACGCCGGCACCTCATAGGTGCCCTCGACGATCTGGACCATGTCGACCAGGCTGCCGATCGCGAACCCGTTGAGGCCAAGGCTCAGGATCGCCCCCGATTCCTGGGCGAGGAGCGCGCGGAACACGGCATCCGAGGCGCCGGCCGCCGACTCGAATAGGCCGCTGAAGCTGACCGAGCCGTCGAGCAGGGCGACGACGCCACGCTCGCGCCAGCTGTCGCCGAAGGTCTGCGTCTCCGGGACGTCGTGCTTGCGGCTGATCGAGCCCTCCTGCAGGTAGCCGCTGAGGGCGTACTGGTCGAGCAGGATGCGCGCGTTCCGGCCGTGGACCTTGGCCGCTGTCGTCGGCTGCCAGAAGCCCTCGATCGAGATAGGACCACCGTCGCGCAGGCCCAGGACCTGGCGACGCATGGCGGCCTGGCCGAAGGTGGTCGTGTCCGGGCGGTCGCTCTTCCCCTCGAGGCCTCCGACGCTGGTGAGGAAGGCGCTGATGTCCTGGAGCGCGCCGGCGGCGTCGTCCAGCTTGAAGACCGATCCCTTCCCGTGCTGGAAGGCCATGGGTTACTCCTCTCCGCGCTTGTCGCGCTTGCGGCTGTAGATGGGCTCGGACGGCGTGGCCTGCTCGGCCAAGTCGGCCGGTTCGATCGCGCCCCCCTCGATGAGCCGGGCAATCGCCGTGGTCGGCAGGTCGTCGGCGAAGTCGCCCGGTTCGCGGCGGATCTCGGACCCATCGAGGGGGCCCGGGTAGTTCAGTCCCTTCAGCACGCGGTAGCGCTCACCCACTGATGACCTCCGTCCCTCGGAAGTTGGCGCCGCAGTCCCCACAGACGACGACGTCCCCAGCCTCGACCAGATGCCCGTCTTTCCCGCAGCGCGGGCAGCCGCCGGCGGGTCCCTCCGTCGCCTCGCCCAGCAGCAGCGCGCCCGCTTGGATGAGCGCCGCCTGCAGCTGCGAGTGCAGGGCCCGGACCTGCGCCTTCTCGGTCGGGCTCATGACTCGGCCTTCCAGGCCTGCACGTCGAAGTGATAGCGCGACCGGTTGTTCTCATCGTAGCCGAGCCACTGCGGCAGGTCGGCCTTCAGGTTGTGGTACAGGACGCCAGAGAGCGTCACCGGACCAAGGCGGCGAAGGGCCTTGTAAACCGCGTCCGCCTTCTGCCGGGCCTGGAGCCCATTGTCACGGCCGTCGCGCACGATCACCTTGAAGCTCGGCTCTTCGACGGCCGCCGCGCTAAGGCTCGCCCCGAATGTCCCCACCGTCCGGCCGTCGAACTCGACGAGGCACACAGCCGCGTCGGGGGAGGTCTCCGGGAACGGCAGGACGTATAGGTTCACGCCCAGGGTCAGGCCCAGGCCGGCGCCGGCGAGGTAGGTGCCGATCTCATCCGGTAGCACGCTTGGCCTCCACGTCGAGCTCGCGCTCGAGCTCCTGGTGCGCGCTCGGCGCCTCTCGCAGGAACGGGATCTCGAGGAACTTGCCCTGGCCGGTCGTGTGCTTGAGGGTCAGATCCTCGTGCTGGATCACGGCGTAGACGTTCGCCTTGCGACCCTCCATGACCCGCTTCAACGGAGCGCCGCCGGCTACGACGGCTGCGCTGATGAGACCGGAACGCGTGCGCGTCGGCTTCGCAGCTCGCACCGAGTCGCGCAGCTGCCCCCCGTCCTCGGGCTCGACAGGCGTCAGCGGCTTGGCCTTCTGAACGACGCGGGCCGTCACGCGGCCGAACGCGCGCTTCGCTGCGTCCTGCCCAGCCTTGCCGAGCTCGCTCAGGGACCGCAGCACTTCCTTCTCGCCCTCGATCCTGACGGAGACCTTCACAGCAGCACCGCCCAGTGGTGGAGCGAGCCTTCGTCGTTGTGACGCTCGACGCTGATGATCGGAGGCTGCTGGGGGGCGTATCCCGCCGGCAGCGTGAAGCGGTCGCTGGGGCCAACAACGATCGTTGTTCCGTCCTCGGCGACTGGCTTCAGGAGCAGGGTCGTGTTCGAGACGACCTCCTTGCCCTGAGCGTCGCGGGTCAGCCTGCTCCGTTGTTCGATCCTGCAACGGATCGAGCGGCCGGATCCGTAGGACTTGCCGCCATAGCCGTCGGTATTCGCGAGCAGCTGCTCGTGCGTGACCTGCTCGAACATGAAGTCTTCGAACGCCGCATCCAGGCTCACGCGGCCCTCGCGCTCATCCAGGGACGCAGCAACCCGACGCAGATGGCGGGCACCGGCAGGGCGACGTCACCGTAGCGGATGCGCAGGCTTCCGACCTGCTTCTCCGCTACGCCCGGGTCCTTGGCGCGCTCGAGCCACCAGCTCTTCACGGTCTCGATGCATGCCTTCTCGACGTCGTCGAATCGCCGCCGGCAGTCGGCTGGTGCGCGAAATCTGAAGTGCGTCAGAAACTCGCCGACGGGCTCGGTGGCGAGCGTCGCGCTCACCTGGATCTTGCCCACCGTTGGCGTACCCGTGACCAGGAAGCGCCCGTTGTTCGCGGCCAGCTGGAACCCAGCGACCTCGATTAGATCGCCCGCCTTGAGCAGCGCCGGAAACCCGTTGGCCGAGTCGTTGAAGCTGTTGTCCGCGAGCGCCGCGGACACGGTGCGCACGCTCTCCAGGTCCTGCTCCGGCAGGATGTACCCCGACACGTGGCTCACCGAGAAGCGCGCCTCCTCGGAGTTGGGGAGGGGCGAGCCGAACCCGGGCCAGCGCTGGTTACCCGTGAGCCCGAGCGCGACCTGGGCCGTCCACCCCCACCCGGCGCGCCGGTAGAGGGTGCCCTCCTCGCGATCGTCGATCGCGTAGTCGGTGATCACCTCGCCGTCGAAGACGACCGCGGTGACGGCAACGATGGGCCGACGCTGGAGCTGGAGGCGCGTATCGCCGAAGCCCGGCACGAGCTCCATGACCGCCTCCCGGGCAAAGACGACCCCGCAGAGGTTCTCGATCGCGGCCGACGCAGCGTCGATCAGGCGATCCAAGAGGATGGGATCGGCCGCGCCGATCTCCGCCGTGACGTGCTCCTTGCGCGTCAACCGGCGCGTCGGCGCCGGCGTCACCACCGAGAGCGGCATCCGCGCGCTATTTGCCTTTCTGCTTGGGCGAGCCTCGCTGCATCTTGTCGGCCTGGGCCGGCGCGTCCTTCTTCCGCTCGCGCCAGTCGGGATCCCGGTCGTCCAGCCCGGAGACCTCGACGTCGGGCGAGACGCTGTCAGGCGACGGATCGCCGGACGCGGCATCGGCGGCGAGCGGTTCG